CTTAATGTCTTTAAAGGCATCTTTCGCTTCCACTTGACCAATCGGTGTCAGCTCTGGTGGCTTGCCATCTTTGCCTTTGCCGTTAATGAATAAGTTTTTGAATGCGCCTAATCCTGCCTGTTTCTTTAGTTTGTCTTTGATGTCGTCTTCTTGCTTTTCAGTAAGGTTCGGGTCGTTCATGTAAAGTAAATAGCCCGCATGAGAGCCGTTGTTGTAATAGCGACGACGAAACAGAGTGGCGTCTTCGTTCAACCAGATTGAACTCAATGCACCAATGTATTGCGGTAAACCATAAATCTCTTGGCAGACATCGTATTCAGATAAATGAAACACCTGTCCTTGCGCGTAATCAATTCGCCCATCATTGTTGAACTCGTTTGGCTTGTAGGTGTAGGTGTCTATTTTCTCTCTACGGCGCATGAAAAGTGCAGGCAAATGCTTGTACTTCACGATGTGCCCAAAGGCATTACGAACCTCCAATAAATACCCATTACCAAACATTAAAAAGTCATAGAGAAAACGATTTAAGTCACGGCGTGATAATGTCTTGGATAATTTAGTAATGCTTGAGGCCATGCGGCTTTTTGCATACAGGGCGGAGCCGTGCATCGAGTTGGCTCGTGCAACTTTGGCAAAGAGATCTAATGGGATAGGCGGCTCATACAATCCATCCATTAAGGCGACTTCCATGTAACTTAGAATGTCGCTGTTCATTACGGTTTCAGGGGTGTGAAATTCTATCAAGGTAGCCTCGCTTATAAGAAGGAAACAGTGGTTGAGTCGTCTCGTAAAATATCGATAGGCTCCCAATGTAAAACGTGCATTGCAGCCCACGCTAAATCTGCATGAGAGCCGATTTTATTGCGCGCTGAAATAAAGGTGATTTGGTTACTTTTGGCGGTGGTGTGTTGGCGTATCATTAAAAAGGAATGCACCACATCGTCCCACTCATTATCAAATTGAAGTCGGCCAGCGTTAATAATTTCACGGGCTTTGTAGGCCATCATGCGTTTCATCTCTGGCGAGTAATCTAAAACAGTGAGTCCTGGATAAAACTTTCTAACCAATTCAGCAACGGCGGAGCCAACACCACCCACATCAATGGCCAAATAGACCACGTTGTATTTTTTGCAAATGCCTTCAATGGCGTTGGCTTGGTCTTCATAGCTAGAGCCTTTAAGACGAACGCGCTCGATGAAGCGAAACACGCCACCTTTTCTGACAGGTTTTAGGGCAACAACCAGACCTGCATCGTCCGAGCCTTCCCCTTGTCCGCCACCTCTTGGATCGTAACCAACCAATACCTCACGACGAGCCACAGGGTTAATCGCATCAAATTCAACGTCTCTCCATTCTGAAGTGTCGGTTTTACAGGCAAGTAGGGCTTTGATGCTAAAGAACGAGGACGCATCATCCAAAAACACACAACGAAGCAAGTTATCAAACACGGATTTGTCAGGGTATTTACGGCGAAGTTTCTCCATGTTGAAGAAGTTTGCGCCGCCTTTAATCGCATCATCCACCGTAATGATTTGACGGAAAATACCATCACTGCCGAGCGAGCCGTTTTTTAAAGCTCCGTGACTGATATCAATCGCTCGTTCTTTTTTGCCCGCCCATTTTGGATAGGCTTCGTGCGCGACACTGGATGGGGTCGATAAGTAGGTGGTTCGATACTTATCATGAATGGACATGCCACCTGCGTAATCGTCCAATTTCTGAAAGTTTGGCGTCCAAAACACTTCGTCATAATACATGTGGCCGTTAAAGCCCTGACTGCTAAAGACATTGGTTGACATGAAATGGAATTCAGCAAAGTTATTCAGCGTAATACTGTCTTTGCCTTTTAATTCCACATTCCCAATTTCAAGAGCAAACATGCGGATGTAGTTTTTGAATATTTCACTTTGTTTGCGTGACGCCGAAATAAAGATTTGGTTATCGCCGTTTAATACCGCGTCTTCAAATGCCTCAAACGCAAAGTAATACGTTAAGCCTATTTGACGGGATTTCAGGTAAAAACGTATTTCATTAATATCGCGATTTTCTTTGTGTGAATGGATGTCTTTTTGATATTGAAAAAATCGTTTTTCTCTAAAGTCGGCCAACATTTCTGCAGTAATGCCTGAAATATCATTCTTGGTTTTATTGTTTGGTCTGCCGCGTTTCTCTTCTGAATACCCTTCATTATTTTTTGGTTTGTTTTTACGGCGTTCGCTTGCGTCGCGTTTGTGTTTTTGAGTGAGCAACATCTCTAGTTCGTTGAGCTGGCTCGCGTGCTTTTGGTCAATCCACAATAAATAGGCAATGCGTTGGCGAAGCATCAATTCAACGGGCGCATCGTCGCGCATGGTTTTCCAATTAAATTTGGCTATCCATTGTTGAATGGTTCGCGGGGCAAGGGTTAATGCCTCCGCAATTTCAGCGACTTTGTACTGGCGTAAGTAATACCCCAACGCGTGAGTTTGCGTTTGGGTATACATCGGTTTTTCAGGTGGCGTCGGTGAGTTTATTTTCATCACTACAGTGTGCAATAACAAAAGTGAACACTCAGCAAGTCACATTCCTATATCCCTTATCTAGAAACGAGATGAATACAAAAAGAGGCGTGCTTTGGGTAAATTACACTAAGAAATTACAGGAGATAACGGCATGTTTCATTCAGAGCCTATTTGTATTTTAAGCGCAGGAAAAACCGTGGATGGTCGGGACATTAGCCAACAGGTTATTGATGACATCGCAGAGACGTACAACCCAGAAGTCTATAACGCTCGCATCAATGAAGAGCATTGGTCGTGGAGTGATAAGTTCGGCTCGGTGCTTTCTGTTGAAAAACGCGCAGACAAATTGTTTGCGATTTTAAAACCTAACTCGCGTCTGTTAAATACCATTGAAAAGGGGCAGTTGCTGCACACTTCTTGTGAGTATATTGAAAACTTTTCTGATAGTGGCAAAGCGTATCTCACGGGGCTTGCCTTAACGGACGAACCCGCCTCATTAGGCACAACGGAAATTCATTTATCTACGAAAGAAAAAGGTGAAGGGAAAATCTATTTAAGCTCTGGGGCTACCATAGGAAAAGAACTATTGGGGGACGAAGAGCCAACCAAGCCAGAGGATATAAAACTCTTGGCGCGTATTAAACAGTTGTTCAGCTCTAATGCTGCGCCGACCGAAATCATTGAAGTAGAAGAGGAAGAAGAAATGAGTCAAGAAATTAAAGAATTGCTGCAAGCACAAACGGGATTAATCACGGCACTGTCAGCGCAAGTGATTAGTTTGAATGCCACGGTAAAAGAAGCTTTGCCTCAAGCCCCTGAAGAAACGGTACCGGAAACTAACACCGATGAAACTGAACTCTCCACTAAGTTTGAAGCGCTCTCTACCAAGTTCGATGCGATGGTGACGACACTCAGCAAAATCACCGATGAAAACCCTCGTCAATTAGCGGGTGAAGGTGGCGAAGAAGAATACTTATAAGTATTCGATCCTTTTGTTTCCTCTTCTCATTTTAATGTCTTTATTTTATTAGGTTTACTTATGCAAGAAAAAACAAAACTGGCGGTTGAGAAATACAAGAAAGCCGTTGGAGTTAGTAACTCCGTGTCTGATGTGACAGAAAAGTTCAGCGTCACCCCTGTGGGTACGCAGAAAATTATCGCTCAAATTCGTGAAAGCAATTGGTTCCTTGGCAAGATAAATATCGTGCCTGTGATTAACCAAAAAGGGGAATCTATTGGACTTGGTGTCACGGGCATGATTGCCAGTCGTACCAATACCAAAGGGGACGGTGAGCGTAAAACCAAAGCCGTGTATGACATGGAAGCGATGCCGTATCTGTGTGAGAAAGTCGATTTTGATTCACACATTCGTTATGAGCAATTGGATGCGTTCGCGCACTTCAAAAACTTCAATAAACTGATTAACTCACAAACCCGTGAGCAAATTGATGCCAATAAAATCACCATTGGTTTTTATGGTGAATCGTGCGCTCCAGACACGGATGCAGCCGCAAACCCAAATGGCGAAGATGTCTGTGAAGGGTGGTTTCAGGCCATTCGCGCTCATAACGCGGATGCGATGCTAGTCGAAGGCGCAACTACGGGCGAAATCCGCATCGGTGAAGGACAAGCTTTGGCAGCGGATGGTTCAGGTGAAGGGCTTGGTGATTTCATCAACCTTGATTTGGCCGTAATGAACGTCAAAGGCTTATTGGGCGATGCCTGTGCGAATGCCTCAGATTTAGTGGCCATCATTGGCAGTGATTTACTCTCTTATGATAAGGCACGTTTTTACGCCGCACACGGCAATACCCCAAGTGAGAAATCACACATTGAAGACAAACAAGTGATTGGCACGTATGGCGGCTTACCTGCGTTTGCTGTGCCGTCGTTCCCACCAACGGGCATTCTGGTGACAAGCTTTAAGAACTTGTCGATTTACATCCAGAAAGATTCCATTCGTCGCACGGTCGCGATTAAGAACGACAAAAAAGACCAACTGGAAAACTTTGAATCCATGAACATGGCGTATGTGATTGAGCAACTGCAAAAAGCGGCGGCGATTGAATTTGCCAATGTGAAGTTATGGATTAATGGCGCGTGGGTATAACCCCACTTTAACGAGCAACCCCCCATGCAGGCTTTCGCTGTGTTATCAAAGAGCATTAGGTCTTTGCTATTCACTGTCGCGATAAGCCTGCACCTAACGAGGTGTGTATGGAATTTGTCGGAAATAAAGACGAAGAATACGAGTCAGTCTTGCCCGCAACCACGCATTATCCAGAGCTTGCCATTGCAGAGTTTCAGCGTGTGTTCCATTTCCTAAGCAATGAAACAGAGGCCGGAATTTTACACCATGCCACGGTCGCAAGAGCGGTGGTCAATCAAGAATTACTGGCAACCGTGACGCCGTTTATCACGCTCGATGCCTTGTCATTGGATCGCTTTGATGAAACCCAAACAGGCACGACGTTATACAAACAAGCAGTGTTTGGATTAACGGCTAACTATCTGGTTGAGAATCAATTGAGCATGAACGCGACGGTGGAAGCCGCCGAAAGGCAAGAAGCGATTCAAGCCAAAGCCGACAACAGTTTGGTGCAATATCGCCGTGCAATTGATTTATTGCTTAATGGCGTTGAAACCTATCGATTTGAGGTGGTGTGATGCAAGCCTTACAAAGTTTAACGGAGTTATTTTCTCATCATGTGACGGACGCTAAAAGTTTGGATGTGTGGGCGGAAGATGGCGAGCTGCTTTGCACTCAAGGTGTTTTGGTTGATGGGTTTGAAATCGCCTACACCGTCAACATCAACATGACGGCGGTCGATGTAAAGCCACACATTCTTATGATGCATCTGGTGAGTTGGTTAAATAAATACGATGTGCAACGTGACGAGAAAGGCTTGCCGCCACCCTCGTTCGCCACTGAATTATTAGACAAAGGTTTGTGTGACATTAAGTTGAAAGTCGATATTCAAGAGTCGTATTCATTGAATGAAAACGCGCAAGGCAATTGGAAGCAAGAGGACACGAGATACGAATGTGTGAGTGAGTTTGCAAAGGCCGCAATAGAGACCGAGTTGCCCCCCTTAAAGTACATCGGAGGTAATGACGGGGACTTTCCATCATGCAGCTAACCAATCCTGAGCAGTTAACTCATGCCATCAACAGCTTGATACTGACTGAGCCTGAAAGGTTTGATTTACACCGACGATTAGCCAATCGCTCACGGCAGTACTTTCGAGAGCAAATTAGAAAACAGCGTGACATTGATGGCAACAGTTACCAGAAACGCGCACGAAGAAAGATAACGCTAGACAGTAAAACCCACAAAGCCAAAGACAACAAAAACATGTTGCTTGGTTTTGGTCGAGCCTTAAAAACGCAAGTGAATGACAAGGGCTTTGAAGTTGGCCTGACTGGAGTAACTGGCAACATGGCGCGCGTGCATAACGAAGGTCAAGGCGTGTCGTTCACGACAAGAGTCAACGGTTACTACAACAGCAAAGTCGGTCAATGGCAGGGCGGCACGAAAGTAAAAGACAATTATCGAATGACCAAACGAACGTTCATTGGTTGGACTCCTGCCCTTGAGCGAGAGCTGCTTGCCATGGTAGCGAACAATTTCTTATCAGGCGTGGAGAGTTAAATGCAAACCATCAAAGTGAAACCAAAAAAGGGATTGCTTGTACGTGATCCAGAAACCCGAATTCCCTTAAAGGAAAAAGGGGAAGACAAACCAAGAAACACCTATTGGCTTCGTCGTATTAAAGACGAGTCCGTGACTGAGTTAACCGCTAAAAAGGACACCACCTCATGAGCATTAGCTTTTCAGAAGTACCGAACAATGCTCGCGTACCGGGCGTTTATATTGAAATCGACAACAGTCTGGCCAATAGCGCCGAAGAACAACAGCGTGTACTTATCATAGGCAATGCCGTTGCAGGTGCAAAAACGCCACCCAATACTGTGGTGTTGTGCATGAATGAAGACTCGGCGCGTGAGCAGTTTGGCGAGTCAGACATTACCAATATGCTGAAATACTTTACCAAGCAAAATGAAACCTCACCGATTTACGCGGTGAGCGTGGAAAGTGCCGACACCATGAGCGCATTGGCCGCATTAGGGGACACGCAATATCACCATATTGTCTGCTCATTGAATGATGAAACCACCGTTCGTGAATTGGGTGAATTTTTAGATGCACGTTATAAAGCCTTAGAAATGATCCCCGCCATTGCCTATTTACCAAAACAGGGAACGCACGCGGAGCTTGTGACCTTTGGGGCGAGTTCAAACTGTCCATTGATTAGCTTCGTGTCCATTAATAAATTGGGTACCTCAAGCAATGAGCCATTAACGGATGCAGAAGCGGTCGCGGCATGGGCAGGACAAATTGCGCCATCACTGGCAAACGATCCATGTCGTCCATTGCAAACCTTAAAAATGAGCGGCGTGTATTCCATTGCTGAGAGCGAGTTTGATTGGGCAGAGCGTAATCTATTGCTGCATGAAGGAATGGGCACCTACACCGTCACTGCAACGGGTGAAGTGCAAATTGAGCGACCAGTCACGGCGTACACCGAAAACGCAGCAGGGGCGGCGGATGACAGTTATCTCGATGTAATGACCCCTGCAACTGCCATGTACTTTCGTGAGAAACAACGCTCATTGATACAAAGTAAATACGGTCGTCATAAGTTAGCCAAAGACGGCACCAACTTTGCGGCTGGTCAAGCCATTGCAACCCCAAGCATGATCAAAGGGGAATTGTTAACCCTTTACAAAACACTGGAATACCAAGGCATTGTTCAAGACTTTGAAGGGTATAAATCCTCTTTGATTGTTGAGTTGGATGAAACCAACAAAAGCCGCATTAACTATCGAGACAGTCCTCAGTTCATCAATGGGTTGATCATCACTGCAGGTAAAATTCAATTTAGAAAGTAACGTCAGTTACTTGGAGTTAATTATGAGTACAAAAATAACCAGTCGTGGTTTTCTCGACGCAGGCTCATTGGATCGATTGCCAACCAAAGAAGGGGCGGTGATTAATTTTGGTGGGTTAAAACGAGATGCAGTGATGGGGGATGCGGGGGTTCTTGGTTACAGCGAAGAGTATGAAGGCGCACCAAGCATTAAAGTGACCATTGTTCATGCAAAAAGCACCGATGAAACCGCCATTAAAAACTTCACGGGTGAGAACATCACACTCAATACCAACAGTGGCAAGAGTTACACCTTAATGAACGCGTGGGTGAGTGAGTCTCTTGAGTTGACCGTAAAAGATGGACAGCTTGAGGTGATGTTTTTGGGTACGGAATTAATTCCACAATAACGACTTGGGGGTTGCCATGTTAACGCTACTACTGAAACGACAAGCTCGAGCCAGAAAAGAGTTGGCTAAGAAAGAATTAGCAACAGAGCAAAAAGACGTCGCGAGTGAAAAAGTAAACACCCCGCGCACGGCATTTGAAAAAAAGCCATGGAATGAAATTCAGCACAGTTTGAAAATGGACTTGGAGTACGCCAGAACAATGGCAGGCTCAACAGAGAAAATTCCTTTTAAAGGCGCTCTCATTAAGAAATACAAACCCGTTATCACCAATTTACTGAGCACGCACGACAACCTTGACGGGCTTGATGTGATTTGGTGGTTCTATCAGTGGCAAATTGACTGCGGCTTATTAGAAACGGTTCACGATAAGTTTAAAGCATTGGTGCTTAAAGGGCTTAACTCTCCTCAAGGGTGGCGCTCCAATGGGCAGACCGCGTATCTCGATATTATTTTTAAATATTCGGATGGGGCGAAGAAAGCAAACACCAAATTTAATGCTCAATACTTAAGTGATGCGGTAACGGATTTACTTTCTGGCACCTTAGCCACCAATGCGCCGCTCAAAGTAAAAATGTTTCGACTCATGGGCGACTTGTTCTATGAAGCGAATAAGAAAGAAGAGGCATTGGCCTTATTTGAGGCGGTGATGGCGATTGACCCTGAGAAAGGCGGTCGTAAAACAAAAGTGAAAGACTTAAAAGAAGAGCTTGGTTATGAATAAAAAAATGTTCACCGTCAAACTGGCCACGCCAATGGAAGTTGATGGAAAAGAAGTGGATGAGTTAGAACTTCGCAAACCGTGTGCCGGTGATTTACGCGGTTTGAATTTGGTGTCTGTGGTTGAAATGGATTTTGATGCAGCGTGTACCTTGTTGCCTCGTATTTCTAAACTTAATGAGCGAGACATCTTGAACATGGAGGCTGAAAACTTTCCACCTATCTTGACAGAAATCGCCTCTTTTTTCGTGGATATGAAACATTAATAGAGCGAGTGGAAACTTATTACGCCGACCTAGCTATGGTGTTTCATTGGCAACCGAGTGAAATAGATAAACTCAGCGTAGATGACTTGATTTTATTTCGAGAAGAAGCACGAATTCGGAACGAACCCAAAGAGAGCATTTAGCTCTCTTTTTTTATACCTAAAGATAAGGGCACTCTAATGAAAATGAATTTGTCTGTTGTGATGGGCATTGTAAATAAAACCAGTGCGCCACTACAAAGCATGGCCAGTGACTCTGACCATTACGCGAAGAAATTAAAAGGACTTCAAAAGGCACAAGCGGATGATTCGAGTGCCTTAACCATGATCGCCTCTTACCAACAAATCCAAAAAGCACTAGATAAGAATGCACTTGAGGGTGAAGAGGCTACCGAGAAACTGCTTAAACTCAAACAACAAATGGCCGCGACACAAAAGCCAAGTGCGGCGTTAACCAATAAACTCTCAAAGCAAGAAGAGAAAGTCGCGCTGCTTACGGCCAAGAACGACAAGTATGAAGAGAGTTTAAAAGACTCCAGTAAGCGCATGAAGAAAGCAGGGGTTGATGTTAGAAAGTTGGACAGTGAGTTTGACCGCTTATCCAAAAGCCAACTCACTCACGCAAAAAGCGTGGATGCGGTCAGCAAGAAATACAAACGACTTCGCACGGCCATGGCACCTATCCAGAAACTCAGTAAATCCATTAAGATGCCAAACCTTAGCTCGGCTGCCATTGGCAAAGGGGCGGCGATTTTAGGAGGCTTGAGTTTGGGCGGTTTGTTTAGCCAAATCAATGGAGCCGCAAGCGAAATGGATAAGCTATCAAAGGCTGCGAAAAATCTAGACATGCCTGTGGAAGAGTTGCAAGCGATGCAATCTCAAGCTGAACATGCGGGTGTCAGTTCAGACACCATGACATCGGCCATGATACGTTTCACCAAACGATTAGGGGTATTACAAACTACGGGCAAAGGGGCAATGGGCTCTTTTCTAAAGAAAGGAAAAAGCCCGCTATACAAAGAGCTCAAAAATGCCAAAGACACAGAGCAAGCTTATGGAAAACTGCTTGATTCATTCTCAAAGCTAAAAACCAATCAAGAGCAAATGGCGTTCGCGGATGCCGCCTTTGGGCAAGATGGTCGAAAAATGCTTATCATGTTGCGTGATGGCACCAAGGGATTAACGGCAGCACGTAAAGAATTTAACGAGACAGGCGGTGGTGTCAAATCAGAGGATGCGGCCAAAGCAGAAGCCTACAACGATGCATTGCAAAAGGTGCAAGAAAGCATCCGCTCAATTAAGTTCGCGGCCCTTGCGCCAGTGATGAAAAGAATCACGGAAGCCTTCACTGAGTTTTCAAACAAGTTTAAAAATGCAGAATGGCGCACCGATTTAATTGAAAAGATAATTCAAACGGTGAACGGGTTGTATGAGGGCTTCAAGTTCTTAGGCAAAATCATCTTGTTCGCCTCTCAAAACTTCAAAGGCATCATTGCGACCATTGCCATATTGAAAGTGGCACTGATTGCTCTCAACGCCATCATCATGGCAAACCCTATCGGTCTTATGGTTGCGGCCATTGGTGCGGCGGTTATCGCCATCACTTACTTGATTGATAAGTTCATCGGTTTTGATGTGATATTGGATAAGGTAAATAAAACCATTGGGTGGGTGTGGGAGAGCATTAAATCAATGATAAACATGTTACCTGATGCATTAATCCCAGATGGATGGAAAAGCTCTGCAGAAGCAGCAGGCAAAGAGGTGGATAAACTCAGTACCAAAATAAACAAACTAAAAGATAAGAACGCCAAGCTTGGAATAACAACCAGTGAAAGTAAAAACCAAGTCATCGCCACGTCCTACCATGAGCAGAAAAAACAGGGCTTCTCAAACAACATCATCCCGATGTCAAAAGCAACACCACTAACCAATCAAGCGATGAAAAGTAAAGCTGAAGTTGCACTTACCATTAAATCAGATAAGCCAGTTTCAATAGATAAAGCAATGAGCGAGAAGGGGACAGATTTAAGTTTGAATTTGGGCAACATGAGCATGAGTTATTAGATAAAGGGAATTAAAGTGCCGAGGAGCGATTAAACTCCTCGGCGAGGAACGCAAGCGAAGGTTCCAAAGATATGTGCTTGATGTCTAGGATAATCACCTGCATGAAATAACCATAAACATTAATGACTGAGTGTGTAAAAGCTCAATTAGAAATAGTTGTGATAATTGTGAGTCAGCTCGATTTGAATGTAAATAAGGTGTTAATTAAGTGATTTTCAAATGAAAAAGAGATAGGGTACATCACTTACGGTCATTAGTACGATTAAATGGTGGGTTTATTCGTATCGTGGTTCATATTAAACATATTAAGCAGGTTAATTATGATAGAAGAAGATTGGAATAAGTTGTGTAATGAAGCATCAATCAAAATGGTTGAACATATTAAACACTATGTGACTCCTATTTCAAAGGTGTTATCAACTGAAAGTGGAGAGCACTTAGGTACTGGTTCTTATTTTGAGCTTAATAGGAAAAAATACCTGATAACCAACGAGCACGTTGCAAAATATATCAAAAATAACTCTTTGACTCATAAGTTTTTGAATAATGAAAACATAATAAAGCTAACTAATCCTGAAATATCTATTAAGCACCCAATCGATGTTGCTATTAGTGAGATTGAAGATACCAGTTGGAGTTTACACGAACATGAATCTGCGCCAATTCCATTTGAACGTTTCGCAAAGAAACATAATACGGTGCTTGATGAGGTGCTATTTTTTGTTGGTTATAGTGGGGAAAGATCAAATTTTTACTTTGGCGTTTTAAACACTCCCGGAACACCTTATTTGACACAGGAGATACCGTTTCCTTCAAATGTTCAAGATGCCGATTCCGACTATCATTTTGCTCTGCATTATAGTCCTGATAAAGCTACGAGTGTTGATGGTACATCGAGTCTACCTAATCCCCATGGGTTTAGTGGATCTTTGGTATGGGACACTAAATTTGTCGCTTGTATGCAAAGTGGAAAAGAATGGTCGCCTGAAATGGCTGAAGTTACAGGAATAGTTTGGGGGTGGCCTTCTTCCGAAGCGTGTATTCTGGTTACAAAAGTAGAGCATTTCAATTTAAAGCAACTTACACAGGCACCGATAGTTAATGCTTAATAAGTATATCAGCATGATTTATTACATTTGGTGTTGTCGGTGGTACTCGTTTTAGGGTGTCGATGTTAAGTACGATTGCATAGTCGAAAACGTATTATGCAACCGTTATAAATTAAGGAAAACTATGAGCTCAATACACTATGTAGAAGCTGTTGCGTTAAAGAATAATATAAATCTTTCATTAAGTTTTATTCGCAATCCGTGCGTCAATTTTTTTGATGAAAAATTTAGAACTCATTTACGAGTGATCTTTCTTGATTTGAATAATTTGTTGGAATGCAAAAAAGGATGGAGTGCTTACTTTAAAGGCTCTGAAGACATTCAAGAAAAATCTAAGTCAATGGGACGAAAGCAAGCTGATATTAAGAGGTTTAGAAATCACTTTTCAGGCCATTATGATACAAATCTATTAGAGAAAGTTCTTAAACAGCATGAGGAATCTTTCTGTAAAGGTGTCAGTGAAGAAAGTCAAACGATTTCAGTCGCATTTCGAATGATGCAAATGTCCATTAATGCCACAGAAGGTGACTTTAAAGCAAGATTTGGTCGTGAGTGTGACCTATTCAATCCTGAGCATCATGACATTTTAAGAGTTTACCTTATTGAAGTTGCTGGAGAGGCAATCGATATATGTAATTGTGTTATTTCACATCCATCGACATCTAACGAGATTAAAGATATCAGAGTTGCTTTTGCAGAGACAATTACAAAATATAACAAAGAAATGCAGGATGAAAATTTATAACAAATGCATCAACACGATATAATCATGGTGCGATATCCTTTTAATTTAAGGTTGTATAAATGCCGAAAATCAAATGTAAAAGTTGCGGTTACCAAGAAGATGCAAATAAGGAATTTTTCTTCAAAGTACTAGGTGGAGGTATGGTAGGATTTGGCGGGTACGCTTGGATTGCTTATCTTTTTGCTGGCACTGGGTTTGCTTTAGTTATCTGTTTAACCATCGTTGGGGGTGGTGTGGCAATGTTGGCATTTTCTGATGAGATAACAAAGTTGGTATCAGAAAAATTTGATTGCCCAAAATGCGGAAAAAATGAATGGAACTTAATTAAGTAGACAACTTTTTCAACAGGGAAAGTGTGTATAAAGCTTAATAGCAAATTTATTGGTATTGAGATGAAAGAGGAGACTTACGTAACAACGGTTGATAAGTTGTCGAGTTAGGGTTGTTTTAGTTAGAAAATATAAAGCCCCAGTAAGGGGCTTCATTGTATCTGTGGTCATAAATATGGAGGTGTAGTCATTTTTGTGACAATTTAATTGGCGAATACTTCTAAGTCTATGAAAGTAAATTAATTTTATACATTCGTTATGTTAAAGCTAATTACTTTCATAGTGGTTAAAGTCCTTGTTTTTCTTATGATCCTAGTTGAGCGAGGATCTTTTAATACAATGATATTACCACTAATTTACGATAAAGTTTAATTCATTAACCGGGCTGTCGGTTGGCAAGTTTCACAACGCCATGTGCATTTTTGTTGCCCTAATCCTGCTTTGATCCACGCCATTGTTACACTTGTGGAAGGAGAACAAAACGCTTCTTTATTACATAAACTGCATGTTTTCCATTGTGAAGGTTGTTCTTGATTTTTTTGTACTTCTGCAATGTGCATTTCAATGGTCTCTATGTATACCAACGGCATTAATTGGCTTGAGAATCTAATTAATGGGGCGGTAATATGAAATATATTATTAACTGTATATTTATACAGTTCTTTTGGCAAGGCTAAAAAGAGGAGAATATGATTTATTTTCTTAACAGGCACAAAAAAAGCCAATTCATTTCTGAATTGGCTTTTCGATCTCTTACGAGATAAATAATGGTGGGGGGGGACGGATT